TTAACCTGATAGGAGATTCAAATGGCTACTTACGAACGACTCGATTATGGTTCGCCTGATGGCGCTCAAATTGGTGGTGCTTCGACCGACAAAATCGGTTTCTACGGCGCTACCCCGATTGTCCGCCCGACCGTGACCAATACCACGACTACGACCGCGACCACTACCGCTCTCCAAGCGGATATTGACGCGATCCGTACCGCTCTGAAAAACCTCGGCCTGTTCGGCTAAATATGCCGACTATGTTCTATAGCCCGTCAAACCGGGCAATGGGACAGAAAGCATTCCTCGCAGCCCCGGCTTACACGGCCCCGGCTGCGGGGTTCACTTTCTCCCTGTTTCATAGCGCCGAAGCCTTGACCAAGGCCGGTATCCAATACGAACTAGCCCTCTACACTGGCGACTGCCATGTAGATGATGCGAGGAACAGGCTAGTAAGGGATTTCCTTGAAACAGACTGTACTGACTTGGTTTTCATTGACGCTGATATGTCATGGAAGCCTGAAGATTTGGTGAAGCTCCTGAGTTACGACCGTGACGTTGTTGGTGCAACGTACCCGTTCAAGGCGAATACTCTAGGGTTTCCGGTAGCGCTCAAAGCAGGGTCTATGTGGGCTGAACCGGATGGATTGCTTGAGGTTCTTGGGCTTCCTACTGGATTCCTCCGCATCAAAAGACACGTCCTACAGACTCTTGCAGATCAAGCAATCAAGTTCCATCCGAAGAACGATTCTCGCTCTGACTTTCCGCTGATCTTTGAACGGCAGGTAGAAGACGGGTATCGCCGTGGCGGTGACTACGCTTTATGCCATAAGTGGTCAAAGACTGGTGGGAAACTCTATCTTGCTCCTGAAATGGAATTCGAGCATTTCGGTGAAGGAAGCTGGAAAGGTTCTTTCGGCCATTGGAAGCGGATGGAGATGTACGGCCCTGTCAAATCCGCACTGATGGAAGTAAAGGTAGGTATCGAAACCCTCACTAGCATGAACGATCTTGCTGAATCGTGGGGGAATGGATGGCAGGTTGGTGCTGATACGCTCTGGACGCTATCCTCGCTAGTCAGGAACGCTTCTGGCGATGTTTTGGAGGCTGGCTCTGGCCTGACTACCCTGGTCATGGCTGCTGCGTCCAAAGGCGTTATTCACGCACTTGAACATGACGACGTATGGGCTGACAGGGTTGAATCTGTCGCTAAAGAGTGTGGGATTACCAACATCAAGATTCACCGCGTAAAACTGGTGGATGGATGGTATGACTTCACTCCAGACCAGAAATACTCTCTTGCTCTCTGTGACGGCCCTCCGAGGGCTAAAGGTGATCGGTCGATCATGTTCTCGCGTTGCAAAGACTCTATTGCAAACGCTATCGTTGTCGTTGATGACGCTGACGACGACAAGTATTGGAACATGGTAGTTGATGGCCTTCCGCAACATGACATGGTTAGGCTTGGTAGGATGGTTATTGCCCGCCCTAAACCTAAACTCAAAAAGGTGGCTTAAATGCTGATGTACAAAGAAGAAGGCGGTTTTAACAACTTCCGAGATGACGAAGTAGAGCAGGCCAAGAAAGACGGATGGGTAGAAGGTGAAGCTATCCGCAACAAGATTCTCGCTGCAAAAGCAGGGAAGCTTGATGAAGTTGTGCAAGAGGTTGTAATTCAAGAAGAACCTGCTACAATTACCGCACAGCCTGCCAAACGCGCTGGACGCCCCCGCAAGTTCTCCGAAGCATAGGAGACGTGAATGAGTTCAGCCCAGACAATCATCGACCGCGCAATGCGGTTGATTGGCGCTATAGCATCAGGCGAATCTCCTACTGTTGCTGAAACGACCGACTGCCTAGCCGCTCTCAACGCCATGATCGAATCGTGGCAGACAGAGCGGCTTTACGTTTATGCGATGGTCGATACTGCTTTCACGCTTGTACCTACAGACGCTTCATATACTGTAGGGCCAGCAGGGAACTTCGCCATTACCCCGCGCCCTCAGAAGATAGAAGACATCTATATCAGAGAGTCGAGTATTGACTACCCGGTCAAGCTTATCGACTTCAAGCGGTGGGATGCAATTGCTGACAAGACCTCAACGAGCAACATCCCTGAGTATGCTTACTACGAGCCTACGCTGACCACAGGGACGCTTCAACTCTGGCCGGTGCCTAGTGCTGCCAACTCGCTTCATATCGTCACCTGGACGACTCTAGCCTCACTGGCGACCACTGGAACGACTGTAACGCTTCCTCAAGGTTACGAACGGGCTTTGGCTTATAACCTGGCTATCGAGATAGCCCCTGAGTTTGAAAAGCAGGTATCGGTGACGGTGCAACAAGTCGCTGCCGAGGCTAAAGCGAACATCAAGCGGTCAAACTCCCGTCCGCTGACTTCCTACACTGAACTTTCCATGCTGACCGGAACACGAGGCAGCAGCATTGAATCAGATCAGCCATGAGACTTCCCTGCATCCATGAATTAGATTCACGCGATGGGGCATCTAATAAGGATGCGCGGCTGGTTAATACTTTAGTTGGTGAAAAAGACAATGGAGAGCAAGTTGCTGAGTTGCGCCCAGGTCTATCGACCATAGTGACATCTACAGGAAATGCTGGAGGACTCGTTTGTTTCAATAATGACCTAATAAGCATTTTCGGGGCAAATGTCGTTGCCGGATTTTCATTGACAGCATGCACGATCCCGCCCGCTTCTCTCTGGCATGATGCGGCAGCATCGAATACGACAATTTGTGCGATAAGTAGTGGTACTTCTGCTGCCGTATCGTCTGACGCATCAAATTGGAATGCCGTATCGCTTCCTTCTGCGGGCTATTACACCATTTCATATGGAAGTGGATTGTTTGTTGCCCTCTCCAATCAGATGGGAGTGAACGCAGTATCAAATGATGGATCAGCATGGGTTGAATACATCATCTCTGAAAGCTTAGACCTTGCATACCGAGACATTACCCACAATGGTGTGTTGTTTTGCGCGGTGGCAAATCTTTCCACTTATTGCGCAACATCCGGTGATGGTGTGACATGGACGCGGAGGTCAATGCCGACATCTGCTGCGTGGTATGGCATAGCGTGGAATGGTCGTGTGTTCTGTGCGGTGGCATCTGGTATTTCATCACTTGGCTCTGGATCAAACATCGCTGCCATTTCATCTGATGGCATCAATTGGACGCAAACCACGCTTCCAGCTACAGCAGCTTGGATAAAAATTACCTGGAATGGGGTGGTTTTTTGTGCCGTAGCGTATTCGTCAAATGTCTGCGCCACATCTCCTGATGGTGTGACATGGACATTGCATTCATTGCCTGATACGCGGCTATGGTATTCGGTAACGTCTTATGGATCGAGGTTAATCGCTTCGGCTGCATCATCTGATTCCTTCGCCATGTCTTTTGATAACGGGGCGTCTTGGTCGCTTATTCCTGCTTCAACATCTGGAAATTGGCTATTTGTTGTTAGCGGTCTAGGAAAGGTTGTTTCTTTCAAATCGTCATCGACGGTTGGTAATGTCGTCGGCGCTAGCACCATCGCAACCGTTGCGGATGGAACTTACGATTTCACCCAGAGTCCGCTATGAGACTTCCTATTGTCCATCAGATCAGCACTAAAGACGGCGTGAGCAATAAGAACGCTCGGCTTACTAATGTTCTGAAAGAGACGAGGAAGACTGGCGATCTTGCTGTGTTGAGGCCAGGGCTTGAGTTTGCAGACACATATCCTGGGCTTGGTAATGGATTGATTATATTTGATGGAAGGCTTTTAGTAATTGGTGACGACACGATTTATGATGCTGAATGGGGTGATTTTTGGTGGCCTTTAGATTCTTCTGAGTGGGATGTGTCTGTAACTTACACATGGGGTGATTTTGTTTGGTACAACGGAGAATTGTGGGCTTCGATCGCCGGTGGAAACGTAGGGAATACACCTGCTGCCGGTGCATATTGGAGCAGTTCATACGAGACACAAACGTATAACGCTTCTGACACATACGATATAGGCCAGCCGGTAACTTATAACGGAGTTACCTATTACTCGTATAGGTCATCTAACACCGGGAATACGCCGGATTCAAGCAGTTATTGGGGACTGACAGCGCCGACTCAGACACTCAAGTGGACATACGACCCGCCAAGCAGCTGCCTAGCCAGTAATCCGGCAACTAATCAAAGTTTTGGCAACTCGTTGGCTGCTATGTACGACTTTGTAGCAACCCTCAATGCAAGTAGTACATGCACTGGATCAGGTGTGTATGTTTATTACGTCTATAGCAGTACGCAAATCTATTACACACAGAATGGAGTCCCGCGGGCGCCATATACGCCTACGTTCTTCGCTGTAACGAGTGTCTAACTATGTACGATTCAGTAATGAGCGTGGATATGACTCAACTTTTCCTTAAGACGAAAACTGCTGGTTATTACATGACGCTTAACGCGAACCAATTGCTTTACTCGCAATTGTTCAGCAACGCGGCATGGGTCAAGACGAACATCACTCTTACGGCTACTCAGACCGACCCTAGCTCTGGAACGGAAGCCTTCACGCTCACAGCGGGCGCAGCTAATGCGACGATGCTGCAAAGCATTGCCCTGACAGATACGCTCAATCGCACGTTCTCAATCTACCTCAAGCGCAAGACAGGGACGGGTGATATCTCGATCACCGTAGATGGATCGACTTACAGCGTTGAGACGACAACCGGATCATGGGCGCGGTTTGATACCACGCTTTCTGCCTCTGGAACGGTCACTGCCGGGATCAAGATTGCAACCTCTGGCGATGAGGTCTATGCGGCATGGGCGCAACTTGAGGATGGTGGCACGGCGACAACCTACGCCACGAACACAGCCAATCGCTACACGGTGACGCAGATCACCGATGCAGACTACCCGAGCAACACGACTAGGGGTTGCGCTTTCCTAGACGGTCGCTTCTTCGTCATGGCTCCGAATGGGGACATCTACCAGTCATCCCTTGAGAACGCCGCTTCTTGGTCTTCTCTTGAATTCATCGGTTCTCAGGTTGAACCAGATCAAGGTATTTATCTCGCCAAGCATCAGAACTACATCTGTGCTTTGAAAGGCTGGAGTACTGAGTTCTTCTACGATGCTGCTAACGCAACTGGTTCTATCCTAGCACCAGTACAGAACGCTGCCTTTCAAGTTGGCTGTGCTTCTGAAGATTCTGTCAAGGAAATGGCCGGGACGATTGTTTGGATGGGGCAAACTCGGGAAGGCTTTGGACGAGGAATCTTCCGCCTTCAAGGCATGACTCCTGAGAAGATTTCCACTCCGCAGGTAGATAAGCTTCTTGATGCTGATTCTTTGGCTACGGTCTATTCATGGGCCGCTAACGTCGGTTCCCACCTTCTCTATGGGCTTACACTAGTAACGACTGGCGTTACTATTGTTTATGACTTCGGCTCTGGACTTTGGTCTTATTTCACCTATTTGACCTCAAGTGGAGTAACCAAGACAATCACTGCAATTTCTACACTTGGAGTAGTAACTTCTGCTGCTCATGGGTACAGTGATGGCGACATTGTGTTGGTTTCCAGCACGAATGCAGACTTCAACGGATGGCACGTTGCTACAGACGTGACGACCGACACATTTCAACTTCAATCGACTGGAACTGCGTTTTTTGGCTCCGGTTCTTCAGTTAAGCATACCGAGTCCTACTTCCCTGTATCTTCGTCGGTGCGGTGTAGCGGGAAACAGTACATGCAGCACGCGACGAGCGGCGCTCTTTACGAGTTCGCGCAGGACGTATACAATGACCCTATCGGCGCAATCGCGGCGAGAATCCGCACCCCGAAACTAGATGGTGGGGCAGCGAATCCGAAGTTCATGGCTCAGGCGGAGTTGATCGGTGACAAGATCAGTTCAAAAGCCCTTGTCCGCTACACGGATGATGACTTCGTGACATATTCCAGTTTCAGACCAGTTGACCTAAGCGCGACAAGATCGCGCATTCGTCGTTTGGGTAACTACAATCGCAGAGCTTTCGAGGTTTTGCATGTCAAGAACGCATTGCTTCGTCTTGAAGCGATTGAAGTGGAGTAAATCATGGCTGACCCTTACGCTGGCTACAAAATTGATCCATTTACCGGGCAAGTTGTGAAATCAGGTGGTGGCTATGTAGATCGCTACGTCCCTGGTGCCAAGTCTAATTCCATGTTCGCGCCTGATATGCCTGCTGGTACTCGTCGGGTTTTCATTGGCGGGGATGGAATGGAATACAGCTCCCCGGCTGAGTATCAAAGGACGCAAGCAATTTCTAGCATTCTGCAACCGCAGCAAGCTAACAATCCATATGCCACTGGTTCTATCAACCAATCCAATCGTTTTGAGGCTGGATTGTCTGCGAATGAGCAACGCCTTAATGCGCTGCTGACTGACCCTAACGCTGTCAAGAATACGGCTGCTTACAACTTCCGCCTCAAGCAAGGGGAAGATGCTTTGCAACGGCAACTCGGGGCTAAAGGATTGCTCAACTCAGGCAATCGCCTGATGGAACTGACGAAGTACGGCCAGGACATGGCAGCACAGGAATACGACGCTCAAGCCAAACGATTGAGCGATTTGGTTGGAATGTACTCTGGTAACTGGATTGGCGACAAAAATGCTAATACTGGACAATTTGCTGCACAAGCAACCGCTTGGAATCAGGCTAATTCTACGGCACAGCGAGATGCTGAAGCTAGGATGAAGCTCGCTTGGGAACAGCAGAAATGGAATGAACAAAAGGGCGGGATCAATGGTTCAGGTGTTTCTTACGGAATGAACCCGATTCAAGAATCTCCTTTTAGCCCGTTTGGAGGTAATTCACAACACCAAACACCAGTTAGTATAAATCAAAATCAAACTGGTTCTCAGGGAATTAACTGGTCTGCTCTTGGTCGTGATTTTACTAATTCAGGCGATTCATCATGGAACATGACAAACGCTCAAGCTCGTGGGCGTGGATACTAAGGATTTGCCATGTACGAAAATCTTTCTCCTGAACAACGAAAGCAGCTAAATGACCTGCTTTCAATGACTACCATCAAGTCAGATGGGACAATCGACGGACAGCCGAACGCAACGCTCTCGGCGCTGATGTACCCGCAGATGCAGCAGCAGGCGCAGCCAATGTCGCGCCAAGAGTTGTCCGCTTTGCAGATGGATAACTCTGAGCCTGGCGTGTTCTACGGTAGCGGCTCACAGCAGCAGCAAGCACCGCAGATGCCGCAGAACTATTTCCAGCGAGGGAATAACGCGCCTGTTGCTCTCGGACAATCTGGAAAGCCTGTAGGTGATCCGTGGGTAGACGGCCCACAAATTCTTGAGCAGCGTCAATTGTCAGATGGTCGAATTCTGAAGCGTATGCGAGTTCCCTCTTGGACTGGCGATGGTCGCCAATCTACTGCTATCGAAGAAGTAATCGAAGTCCCTGATTACATGAATCCTGCGAAACTTAGGGAACTCAAGTACAAGCAAGAGTATGCAAAACTGACTGAAAAGCCTGAAACAACTTACGACAAAGAGTTTGCAAAGCGCAAAGCAGAAGCCGATGCGGTAAATCTCATGGCTAAAACGCCTGGGACTACCGAATGGAAAGCAATCAAGAAGCAGGAAACAGAGGAAGCCAAGAAGTCAAGTGCTGAGAATGCAGCCATTGAAGGGCTTATCTCCAAGGGAAAGCTTCTCCTTGGTAACGAAAAGTCAGAAGGCGCAATCGACAAAGCAATGAAGCAAGCTGATTCGTGGAGTGCTACTGGACTTACAGGACAGGTTCTCAGGAACATCGGTGGTACGGATGCTTTCAAGCTTGAGCAGACTATCAACCCTATCAAGGCAAATCTAGGCTTTGACGAACTTGCTAAGATGCGCGCTGCTTCTCCTACTGGCGGTGCTTTGGGTCAAGTAGCAGTCAAGGAATTGGAATTCCTGCAATCTGCCGTTGCCTCTCTTGATACTGCTCAAGACGCAGAGCAATTGAAGCAAAACCTTCAGGCGGTTAAGACTCACTACAACAACTGGATTACGAACCAGATCGCCGCTAAACAGGCTGGTGCTATTCAGGATCAACCTAAAGGCGCTCCGGTTCCTGTTCGTAGTGAAGCAGAAGCTAATACCTTGCCTAAAGGGACTGTAGTCATTATCAACGGTCGTCGGGCGGTAGTGGAGTAGCGTATGGCACTCAGATACTTGGATGAACAGCCGGAACAAATGCAGGAACAGGCTGCGCCGAAGCGTATCCGGTATCTTGATGAGCCGCAGCAAGATGCTCCGGTAGCCAAGACTCAAGAAGATTTCATCCGTGAAGAGATGAAGAATATGTCTTGGGGCGAAAGGCAGAAATACGGGCTTGCTCTTCCTATAGCTAAAGCATGGGAAGGTATCAAGTCACTTGTTCCGGGTGTTGAGCCGGATCAAGAAGTCATCCGCGCTGCCAAAGTAACGGCTCAGGAAGCTCCTGTCGGAACAGCACTTGGAGAAGTCGTCAAGTACGCTCCCGCGATGCTTGCTCCGCAAACCATCCCTGCTCAAATGGCCGCAGCAGGAGCTATCGGTGCCGCTACTGATCCTACGGGTAAGAGACTTCAATCTGGCGCAATGGATGCTGCCTTCGCTGGAATCGGAACGAAGATTGGACGCGATGTTCTTCCTTGGATGGCTGGAAAGGCTAAGGAAGGCTACTCAACTGTTCGTCAAGCAATGGGTGGTGCTCCAGCAGAACGCTACTACGGCTCTCTTGATAAAGCCCGAGAAGCTCTGAGGACAATCATTGGAGAGAAGAACATCCAGTACGCTTCTGGTGCTTTGGATAACGTAGGTGACGTTCGCTCTGCTCAAGCCCTAGCCAATATGCCTGACGCAGAAGGTTTAGCGGCTCTTGATAAGATTGTTAGGTCAAAGTCCGGTATCCAAGCTGCTGCCGATCCTATGGAAGTCTCTCGTGCTTATACAGGACAAGCCGCAAGGCAAGAAGAAGCACGTCAATTCGCTATGCAGAAGATGGCTAGGGGAGCTAGTGCTGAAGAGACAGCTTTGGCTAGGGATTTCTTTATCAAGCAAGCCGAAGCAGAACTTGGGCCTAAACGTGTTTCGATGCTCAATGACCTGATGCGCCCAGGTAAAAAACTAGACGAAATACTACCGATGCTTAGTAATGTGGAACGCAGGTATGTAGAAGCATTACAAAACCAAGGAAGAATGGCGACGGAGGCGGCACAACAGGGAGTTCTTGCGACGGGACAAAGGGCGGCTGATGGTCAATTGATCCGTAACCTGCCGGATGGCAACTTCCCGCGTGATCCATCTATTGTTCAACCTGCTGGACTTCCTGCTGGTGCTTATCCTGTTTCTGGTCAGCCTCGCGTTCCTCCGCGTTATGCGCCAAACGTAGGGCCAGAAGCGCAATTCGCAGGAGCAGCAGATGAACTTGGTAATGTAGCAAGTGGGCTTCGGTCTGAGGCTGATATTCTTAGAAAACAGATTTCAGAACTTCCTTCTGCATTCACTGCCGCGCCTGTTCGTGATGCTGTTTCTGGAATGGCTGCAACTACAGTTAATCCTGCAAAGCGTTCAGTGCTTGAAGCAGTAGCAAAAGAACTCGCTCTCGCTGGTGATGATCCGGTAAAGATTGCAGATATTCGCAAGCTAGGGGTTAATCAGTTGATTGGCGATCTTGTTGAGTCTGGAAAGGTTCCAAAGACAGACGCGGCTTCTGCGCTTATTGAAGTCAAGAAGGTAATCGACAAGCAACTTGGAAGCGATTTCGTAACAAATTATCTTGAGCCTTACGCCAAAAAACTTGCCGCTAGGGACTCGCTTGCTGCTGCTGATGAGCTTCGCTTCCTTCAGGAAAACAACCCGAAGAAGTTTATGAAGATCATCAAAGGAGAAGATACAGATTTCGTACAGAAGTATTCAAACACCGCAAAGACTATTCAAGAACTGCTTGGTCAGAAGCGGATGAAAGTTGCTGGTTCTGTTGCGGGTGAAATGGCAAGAGATCGCGCTTTGAAAGACATGACAAAAGGCGATGCTGGTATGTCTGCCAAGGCCGCTGTTGGATCGGTTCTTAACGAAGGAATCTACTCTCGGTACATTCCAAACATTCTGAATCGGTATGTAACAGTTGCAAACGAAGCTGTTGCATCAGGAAAGATGAAGGTTCAGAGAGGGATGTATCGTGAGCTTGAAAAGGCCATGCGTGACCCGCAGCGAATGAAAGAACTCATTGACATGCTTCCTCCTGAACAGAGAAGCAAGATGATCGGTTACGTTGCTGAACTTGGTAAAGGCGGCGGTGTTGCTGGTGCAGGTTTCGCTTCTGAACAGAGAAAATGACCCAAGTCCCGCTCGCCCCTCCGCCCCCAGGCCAAGACCCAATAACAGGGAAGTGGTTGTATCTGCTCTGGCGCAGGCTGACGCAGGCCGGTCAGATTTTATGGGGCTCGCTCGACTTTTCCGGGTCGAACCTGACCGACCTAGCCACGCGCAACCATAACGACCTGCAAAACATCGCTGGCGGGTCGAGCAACGATTACTCGCATTTGACCTCCGCACAGCTTACCGATCTTACTGATGGCGGGGATTCGACGCTGCACTATCACGCAACGGATAGGGCGCTAGGCAACGCCACTGGAACGCTGACTGTAGCCAATGGCGGCACAGGGCAGACAACCGCTACCGCAGCGTTTGATGCGCTCGCGCCTACCACGACGCAAGGCGACCTGATTTATTTCAACGGCACAGACAACGTGCGCCTAGCCAAAGGCACTGCCGCGCAAGTGCTGACGATGAACGCCGGAGCGACCGCGCCGGAATGGGCTGCGCCGGCTTCGTCATCCTCTGCCGACATATTCGCCTTTGCCGCTGCTCAAGGATAGCCATGCTGAGACTCGACACAACAACACGAAAATTGCAGGCTGTACTTGCCGGCGCCGTCACTGCAAATCAACTCCCCATCCTCGTTTCGTGGTCAGACAAGACAAGCACGACCTATACAGGCGGATCAACGCCGATAAACACGAATAGCACGACGGCTGTTGATATTTGCGCGGCCCCTGGCGCTTCCACTGTCCGCGATATTGATTATGTGAGTGTGCGCAATGCCGATACAGCGGCGGCTACCGTGACGATCCGCTATAACGATAACGCCACCACTTACGACATATGCAAGGCGACTCTTGCTGTCGGGGATCATCTCGTCTATGTGCATGGTAGCGGGTGGCAAGTAATCGACGCGGACGGGAACTTACAGACAGTCGCGGCTGGTTCTGGACTTACTGATGGAGACAAGGGTGATATTACTGTCTCCGGGTCTGGGGCGACATGGACTATTGATAATGATGTAATTACATACGCAAAGCTACAGAATATCTCCGCAACTGACAAATTGCTCGGGAGATCAACTGCTGGCTCAGGCGATGTCGAGGAGATCGCGTGTACAGCCGCCGGCCGTGCGCTGATTGATGATTCTGATGCGGCTGCCCAACTCGTAACCCTTGGTGCCGCATCAACAACACAAGTTCAAAACTCGACTCTCATCACCCTCACCACCGTTGCAGGCACGGACACCATCACTGCTGGCGCTCCTGATCCATTCACCGCATATGCGGATGGACAAGAATTTTCATTCATCGCTGCGGGAACAAACACAGGAGCCGCAACGCTGAACATTGACTCTGTTGGCGCCATAGACATCAAGAAGAACGGTGGAACAGCACTATCGGCTGGCGATATCACTAGCGGAGCGTTCATCAAGGTCAAGTATGTCTCGGCAACTGGCGACTTTGAAATGATGGGTGGGGCCGGGGGTGGTGGTGGGGTGGCCCTGTCGGATAACAACACTTGGACAGGCACTAACACCTTCCGCAACGCCGCCGGAATCCGCTCGGAACAAGCGGCAACTCAGGACGCTATTGCGCTGGTGGGCCGCGCTGGGGGCACTGGAAGCTACGAGGCTACGATTACGCCGACGACGCTAACGGCTGATCGGACGATCACGGTGCCGGATGTGAGTGGGACGATGGCGCTGCAAACATCAGGGACTTGGACTCCTTCAATTAGCGGAGGGGGTGGCACTGGTGTAACTGCTACGGGGACGTATGTAGTAATAGGAAGTCTTGTATTTTTCCGAATTGAGGTTTCTGGAACCAACGTCACCACAACTGCTGGAACCACAACGTACTCACTGCCGTTTACATCTGCTGGACTTTCTACTTGTGGGGCTGTAAACAATGTGCTAACTGCACCAGTTAGCGGGAGCATTAGTGGGTCTAGTGCCTACCCCGGAACCATTGGAGCAACAGTGAAAGTTATTTGCTCTGGCGTATATCAGGCAGCATGACCTACCTCCTTCTCCTCCCCGCCAGTCTCGCCATGACGCTGCTGGCCTATGTGCTGGCTCCGGTGCTGCCGTTGTTCTCGATGCGCGGGTGGCTTGTTAAAGGGTTGGGCTGGTTCCAGACGCCCGACAATAGCCTCTACGGAGACGAGGGTCACGAGAAGCGGTGGGGTTACGCCCATTCTTATTGGCAGATGGTTGCATGGCTCTTCCGCAACCCTGCTTATGGTTTCGAGTGGGACGGCCCTCTGGCAGCGCTAATTAAAGAAACCGACGTTCCTTTAACTAAGGGCAATCCTTGGGTAAAGAACCGGCACAATGCCGTCGCCGGATGGTACTTCTGCCGTGTGGGAGATTACTGGAACTTTAAGGCGGTGATTCCCGGCGTTGTTGGTGTGGCGGCATTCTTCCTGACGTGGTGTGGAATCATCGACTTGTTTGCTTCGTTCGTTACTCTCGATTGGTATGTCGCAGCGGCGACTCTTGGTGTGTTCGGATTGCGCGGCAACCTCGCCTTCATGCCAGAGTTCGGCTGGAAGCTGCAAGGCTACGCGCAGGGGCGCGAGACTGCGGGCAGGGCGATGTACGTTTTTAGCATTCGACTGACGGCGTTTTATTTGTGCATCCATCCCAAAGAGGATTGAAAGGAATAATCGTGAATGTCTCTGCTGATGTAAAGAATGAGATTCAGGAATGTCGTGGAGATTTGGAATCTCAGATCAAAACATGGATGGATGATCACGAAAAGCGGGAATTTTCCAAGTACGATTCCCTAAAGGGAGACATTCTTGCGTTGCATACACAAGTTGCTGAGATAGCAAGGTTGTTTGAACAAGGCAAAGGCGCTCTTACAGTAATAAAGTGGTTAGCGGCGATTGTTGTTGCACTTTGGGGCGTTATCATTTGGGCTAAAGACCACGTCAGGCTATGAGTTACTTCGCTAAGGCTTCTGAACTGATTAAAGAGTTTGAAGGCTTGAAACTCAAGGCATACAGATGTCCTGCTGGTGTTCTGACTATCGGCTGGGGACATACTGGTTCAGATGTTCATTCAGGCATGGAAATCTCTCTTGAAGAAGCAGAGTCTTTCCTTATGGATGACATGATGGAAGCGGATCAGGCTATCTTTGATTACTGTGAAGTTGATCTTAGTGACAACGAAAGAGCCGCTTTGATCTCGTTCATATTCAATCTAGGGGCTGGAGCATTCAGGACTTCAACACTTCTTAGGCTTTTGAACATTGGGGATCACAACGCAGCAAGCAAGCAGTTTGCTAGATGGACTAAGGCTAAAGGAATGGAACTTCCAGGACTTGTCAGAAGGCGTGAAGCAGAAAGAAAGTTGTTCGTTACGGAGGAAGCATGAATATCGACGACTATGCCCTGCTCTTCTTCGTTTCGTTAATTCTGCTGATGTGGCTCGTGTTCAACGAACTCACGAAATGATCGAGCTATGGCTGACTTGGTGGGAAACATATTTGAGAGGACTGGCGGGATCACCGTGGTTTGTCGTGGGTGGCATTGCGACCGGTACAAACGCTGCGCCCGCTGGGACGAGAACGTGCCCGTTACATCTGGTTGGCGGAAGGTGCTTGACAGCTACCCCGCTGGTGAATTCTGCCAGCACTTTGTAGAATACGCCCCAACCGGAAGGGACTCCGGGTAAGGCCGCTTAGGAGACCGCTATGGAAATGATACGCAAGATTATGTCCAGTAAGACCGTTCTATTCGGCTTGCTGCTGTCAATCGCAAGCGCTGTGCAACTCTTTGTGCCATTCTTACCGCAGGAGTACGTTGGTTACGCTGGCGCGGCCATCGGCGCAACGATCATCATCCTTCGCTTCCTTACTACTGTTCCTATGGACAAAAAATGAGTCCTTGGCCCCTCCTCCTCGCCGTCGTCCTCTTTGCCACTGGCGGATTCGGTGGCTGGCGTGCTGCCATGGATCATCGTGACGCGCTTGAGCTTGCGGACGCCCGTGGCAAGGCAGAAGCTCTTGAAGCTGTCGCAATCGAGATGGCGAAGGTGAAAGTCATCCAGAAGAACACCACGCAGATTCTGGAAAAGGAAATCCACGAGCGCGTTCAGTACAAAGAGTGCAAACACACCCCAGAAGCACTCAAGGCGCTGAACTCCGCGCTGGTGCCTGGAGGTGCGAAATGACATACCGCCAAGAACACGACGGCGAGCCGGTGCTACCTATCATGGACGGGTACAAGATGAAGTGCTGCGACTGCGGCCTCGTGCACACAATCAACTTCCGCGCCATCAAGATCGGAAAGCGGTTCGAGGACGGCTCCTTTACCTACAAGGAACTTGACTCCGAGAAGTACGGGGTAGAGATAACGGCATGGCGAAACAACCGCGCAACCGCTGCCGGACGGAGAAAGAAATGACTACTTCCTATACGCGCCCTTTGCGATATGTATTGATTTCGCTGATTTCTATACATATCACTGGCTGTAGCTATTTCACCAAGAAGCCCGACACCAACGCTCTATGTATCGCTGAATGCCCTGACCTTACCGTGCTTACAGATGACACATTTGGATCGACGGCAAAAGCACTAATCGACACTGCAAATACTTATTACAACTGTAGGGCTGCTTGCCAAGGAGCAAAGAAATGAACTACTACCAACCACAACGCAGGCTTTCAGACCTTCTTCCTCAGGACGAAGAGGGATTGGCTCGGCTTCTTTATATGAATGAAGAGCCTCAACAAGATCAACGTCCAATGATGCTTGCTCAGAACACAAAGAACCCCAACCAGCTACAGAGGATGATTGGGGTTCAAGGTGATGGTGTATCCGCTCAGACAAAAGCCGGTATTGAAAAGAATCTTCCTGGATTCTACGGAAAGCCTGAACAAGCGCCTGTAACGCCTAGCTATACACCAGGAACTGACGCATTCTCTGGCGGAAGGACTCTAAGACCTGGATACGAGCGCTTTGGTCCGATGAACGACGCAGAGTTCAAATCCCTGCTTGAGATGCGCCGAAAGAACTGATGTTGGCTTGACTTGTTCCATAGATTTCCAGAAGTCAGAGGCAACTTTGTCGCTATGCCAGTATCCAATCTGGTATCCAACGAGCAAAGCCAGAAGAACAAGAAGAATCACATACCTAAGTCTTAATCCGACTGTAGGTGCGCGCATCCAACGCATCCTTGGAGTGGTTTGAATCCTTTTCCTGGTTGCTGACATTTCTTGGCCTCGTCTATCCAGCGGTTAGGAATCCATATTTCTATTTCTACCCAATAGTCGCAAGACAGAAGTAACCTGTCTTTCGCTATAAATCCGGCTTTAGGTGGGGCGCGATTGTTCCAGCACTTCTCTAAAGTCCCCATATCCCGATCCTCGGAAAGTGATTAGGTTTAGGACGATAGTTAGGGATTGAGTAAAGCCCTCCCCTAGCGTTTCCTTCGTAGATTACCTTGCCTTTCTCTCTAAGCCGATACATGCAGTGTCCAGCTTGAGTAGTCGTTACGCCTAGCTTCTCTGCAATCTGTTGGACAGTTTTAGGCCCTTCCAGAAGGAACTCATAGGCATAGTCCATTTTTGTTTTCATTCTTTCTCTCCCGGCTTCGGCGCGGCGGGCAGTGGCATCCAGTGAGTAGGAGTCATCCAGTCATCCAACTTGATGCGGCTAACTTCACTGTGTTCATAAGACCACCACCCAGTTTCAGAGTCGTCGCAGTCTTCATATTCATTCCAGAATGCGTTATGCACAATCTGAGTGTCGATGTGCATATACATCACAAGAATGTCTGTTCCATCTTTCGGCGCAGTTTCAATTGGCTGCCATCCTTCGCGCCCACGCATGAGTTCCGCGCCGTGGGTGACGGCTGCGGAGAGTTGCTGGCGAAGTTCGTCCCCGAGCGCAAGTTCTTTGTGCCACTTCTCACAGTACGCATCCAGCTCCTTCGTCAGCCGCTCGATCTTCTCGTCTTGTAGCTTGATTGTCTCGTCACGACAGGCAATTCCGTCCCACCCCGCCGCTTCGTCATCGATTTCAAGGCGCTTTTTCAGCCGCTCGATCTCTTCGCGCAACAACTGTGCCTCCGTCTTCAGTGGCGGCGATCCAAGTGCTTCCGTCATTTGCCCGATGTTCATTCCAGCCCCTCCTTCGCTTCGTCTGCCATTTGAATAACAAGCTGCCTCAAATACGCCTCCGGCGCTGTCTCTGGCATCGGGAGTCCTTCGCTACCTGCCCACACTTCATAGACGTTGCGGCAGACTTGGCGAATGCGTTCAATCTCTGCCTGCGTTTCTTCCAGCGCATTGGAGTTTAAGTCGCTCGTCTGGTGTGCTGTGGCGAGCATTTCACGAAGAGCCTCGATCTCTTCCTGTGCGTCGGGCGGGGACGTGTAGAGTGGAAGAACATGGCATTCCCCAGTATGCAAGCCTTCCTGAATGAGTGAGTTCAAGTGGTCATTGGCTGCCCATCGTTCTTCCCATATAGTGTTCCATGACAAGCTGCCGTCTTCTGCGAGTTGCACGGCGAATGCCGCAGGCTCCGCCTTTTCGATCTGATTGATGGCTGCGGAGAAATTAGCGAGAGCTTGCTGCGTTACAGTGCGATCACCATCAGACCCGGTGATGCAGACAGCCCCCTCCGGGTCACACAGCACTGCTTTCAGGTCATCAAGCGCCTGTTTCAGAGTGGCGAGGATGGTCATTTCGAGTTGTTCGGGGGTCATGGCTTCATCTCCAAGGCACGGATTGCAGAAGAACACTCGCCCCACTGCCACCTAGAGTCCGTTTCTATCGGGCAATTGAGTTTGCCGAGGTCGTCACACACCTTCGCCGCCGCCTCAAGTCCTGCGTTGAATGCTGCGCGGTAGAAGGATTCACAAAATTCAGCAAGGATCGTATCTCCAATAAAGTCAAACGATTCTGTCGTGTCACACTCTTTCGCCAGCTTCAGGATTTCGCCGCTCATGCTGCTCTCTCGTAGTAAAGATCATCAGCAAACTCGTCTTTTCTTTCGTACTTGTTTGAATCGTTACAGTCGTTACAAACTACCCTGTAGTGATGCTTTCCAACAGCTACCTTGATTGATCCAGCACGAGGTTTTTTCGTGTGGCACTGAGAGCAATTCACCTTGCTGTCTGATGTATAAGGATAGAGTGGCATTACCGGACTCCTGCGTGGAAAAGGTCTTGTTGGATGTATTCAATCTGAGCTGACTTGTTGTAAATCCCGATCAGGTCATCTTTGCGGCGTTTCATTGCCTGTTCAAATAGCTCACTAGTTATTCTTGTTGCACTCCAGGTGCCGCGCTTGACGAAAACTGCTACAGGAGATTCCGAAGCGTCAATACGTTGCATGATCCTGGCTGCTTCATGTTTCGTGTTGAGAGAGTATTCAGGCATGGTTAATCTCCGCTTTGCTTAGAAGGCTTTCGTACTCGTCAATGTTTGACGCCAACGCTGCGATGTTGTCAGGATTCCTGAACGTGCTACGAGCAATGACCTGTTCGTAACGCAGGAACCAGAGCATGATTCTGTAGAAGGTTTTCATACGTTATGCACAGCCCACTTGCGAGAAGTATCAAAAATCTGAGACAGAGTAGCTTTAGGCATCTTCTCTGAAACTTGTCTTCCTCGCTTGATGATAAAGCTATGGTCAGGAAGCTTGATGCAGTTCAACGTGAATGACTTTTCTCCAGCGCGGATGCTGATTGTTAAGTCTGCTTTAAGTTGTGGCATGGTTATGATTTCCTTAATGAAAATCGTTAGTCTGTTTTATCAGGTGAGGCCGAAGACACGTTAGGCGTCATCAGTGCGTCGCGCAGGTATCCGCATACCGTCACATCAGGCCCCCATCCGTTTCCGCTCTCGCTGTCTGCCAGTGCGCGCCGAATCGCCGCGTCCATCGCAACACAGCGCGATTCCAGGTATTGCGCCCGCATCACAGACGTTCGTGCCTTGCTGCGCCATTCGGCGGCCCTTTCTTTCGCGCGAAACAATTCCCGCCTCAGCCGTTCGTTGTCATCTTTCAACCGATCAATCGTCTCGGTCATGGTGCAAGCCGCCCGGGCAGCGGCGCGCCAAGCACGCGCAAACGGTCGCGGACAATCTGCACCGTCCGAATCGCGTTGGTGTATTGCTCATGCAGTTTCACGATTTCACAGTCCTGGCACGGCTCAGTGAAAAGCCTCCCATGCCCGCACCCGATCAGCTTGCGCACATAGAGGTGGTTCGGGTCGTGCTCACGACGCCCAACATTGCGGTCAACCGGACCGTTTCCGGCGGGGCTGTTTGTGGTCATTCCTTCTCTCCTTTCGCCGGCAACGGCCGGTTACCTTGAACGTTAGGTTGCTTTCTGCACTCGCCGCGCAGATCTTCCATGCACTGCCACAAGCGCCCGTCTCCGTTCTTCTGGTGCGTCGTGGTGTCCCATGCGTCCATTGCTCGCTGCATCACATGCTGCTGGCGCTCGATCATGGC